TAAAAGAACCAGAGGAGACTTCCTGAGCTGTGCTGTTCGCTTTGGCGTACTTGTGTGGAGTGGAGGGATTCTTACAGCTTCTTACTTTGGACTTGTCGAAAAGTTTGACCCCACTTACGTCGCATCGATCATGAGTGGGACCTTGACTACCTTCCATATCACCCGAGAGAAAAAAGAATGAAATTAGCTATCGCTCTTTTCGCGGTTCTCTCCGCTTCCGCCGCTCAGGCTCAGACCGTTACTCCTAGCTGGAGTCAGGGTTCGTCCCAGAGCACTTCCACCACAACAGTAAACATCCAACGCACTGTCGCTCACGAAATCTTTGGTGGTAAGCACAGCTCTTGGAGTGGAACAAACGTCACCGCCAGTGGTGATATTGCAAACCCTTCAACCACGTTCAGCGTTACTGACGCGTCACAACCATGGCAGATGGAAATTGTCGATCGGCCCGCTGGTTTGATCGAAACCATCGACATCACAGAGGACATCACTCAAACCGTAAACGAAACTACTTTAAGTATTTTCTCCCAGTAATCCTCTGCACGCCTGTCTGGGCTGACACGCCTGAGGTAGTCAATACCTCTTCACCAACCAGTCAGGCAGTTGGGACAGTTAATAATCAAGCTGTCCAATTCCAAAATAATGGCGCCCCTAGCCGGCAGCAGTTCCGTCCCGGTACTAGCTGCAACGGAGCAACAATGACCTTTAGCCCATTTGTCATGGGCAATGACACCATACCTATGGAGTCTGCAGGATACGTCCGTAATAACAACTGGGGTGCTCAAATAAATTTCATGGTGCCTATTGATGGAAGCATGATTGAGCTATGTAAATCCATTGCCAGAAAACATGAACAGCGGATGAGGTTGGATTACATCCTCCTCCGTGCGACTAAATGTGCTGAGCTGCAAAAGCAAGGTTTCACATTCAGACCGGGCTCTCAGTTCGAAGCTGTATGTAACGACATTGTGCCTATTGCAGCCTTAACAAACTAGGAGGCTATATGTCTAGCAGAGCAAATGAAAAACTGTTTGACGAGCTTCATGCCTTACTAACGCATGAAATTATTGACCGCATTAAAAGCGGTGAAGCAAGCACTGCCGACCTTAGAGCCGCTATCGAATGGCTCAAAGTCAATGACGTGACTGGGGTTGCTGTTGAAGGCAGCCCCCTTGCAAGCTTGGTCGGCCTCATTCCTGAACTGACTTTTGAAGAGGTTCAGGAGGGTCTCAATGGCTGAGGCTGGTCAAAGTAAATCAATGCGGAACTACCGCAAAAACAAATCCTCTCTTGCAAAGAAGCGGGCCTATGACCGCACTTATCGCAAGAGAGAAAAGGGTTCACTTGCCCCTGACGGACCTAAGAAGCGCCGACTAAACCGTGAAGGCGCTCGCCGCTGGGCGGAGCGTAAGCGCCGGGGTATCGCCGGAAAGGGCGGACCCGATATGTCGCATACGAAAAGTGGACGGCTTGTCGCTGAGAACAGCCGCAAGAACAGAGCCCGCAACGGCAAAAACGGTAAATCAACTAAGAAATGAGCCACCGATGGAAACTCCCCGAAGCCTCATGTATGACTTGCTCACATTCCGCTCTGGTGATGCCAAACGGATGTGGAGACAACATATCAAGGCTCGGGATGGGAACAGATGCGTCTATTGCGGTAGCACTAAAGACCTGACCATCGACCATGTACGACCGCAATGCAGAGGCGGCGAAACTTCTGCTGACAACTGTGTGACTGCTTGTCTGACATGTAATCAGGCTAAGGGATCACTTTCTCTCGACGAATTCTTTCAACTTAAAACAGCCTAACAATGACTGCACAATCTTTTACTGCTGGCTCTAACCGACGTGCTGGCACTATCCCTGCTTACACCTACGGCGACGTAGCCATCGATTCAACTGCCGATACAGCCTTGGCAGCAATTACGACCTCTAGCACTGTCCGCAATGTTCTTGAAATTCTGGATGCGTGCATTGCGCGGGCGCGGGCCGTCGGCGGCAACACCGTTGGCCTGGCTACTTCTAGTGAGTCTTCTACTGCACCTACTGACATTGCTCTCTCTGCCGCAGCTCTTGCTACTGGGGCAAATGGATCGGTTACTCCCGTCACCGTCGGAACTCTGTCAGCAACTGCCGGAACTCACCTCTCCCTCACCTTCTCTCTGGTGAGCGGTACTGGTTCCACCAACAACAATGTGTTCAGCATTTCTGGCACCACCCTCAGCTACACCGGAGGCGCCGCTTCTGCTGGCAGCCTGTCCATCCGTGTGCGTGTGACGGATGGCGATGGCGGCACTTTCGAAGAAGCCTTCACCATCACCGTCAGCTAATTCTTGAATACTCAAGAACTTGATCAGAAGATACGGGAAGACTTTCGGGTCTTCCTTTCTCTGATGTGGAAGGAACTTGGTCTCCCAAAGCCTACACGCGCACAATACGAGATTGCCAAGTACCTCCAACACGGCCCCAAGCGATTACAAATCAGTGCCTTCCGTGGGGTCGGGAAGAGCTGGATTACTGCGGCTTTTGTCCTATGGATTCTCTACAAAGACCCGGACAAAAAGGTCATGGTTGTCAGTGCAAGCAAAGAGCGTGCCGACAACTTTGCGATCTTTACTCAGAAATGCATTCTCGATACACCTTGGCTCAGCCATCTAGGTCCGAAATCAGACGACCAACGTTGGAGCCGTATCAGCTTCGATGTTGGCCCAGCCAAGCCTCACCAGGCACCCTCTGTTCGCAGTGCAGGTATAACCTCTCAGCTAACTGGAGGCCGTGCCGACATACTTATCTTTGACGACGTTGAAGTTCCCCTTAACTCAGCATCGGACATCCAAAGGGAGAAACTTCTACAGCTAGTAACAGAGGCTGAGTCAATCCTGACTCCTAAAGACGACTCACGTATTTGTTTCCTCGGCACTCCACAGTCCTGCTTCACGATTTACAAAAAGCTCGCTGAGAGGTCCTACAGGCCCTTTGTTTGGCCTGCTCGGTACCCGAAGGACGTAGGACGCTATCAAGGCCTGTTAGCGCCGGTCCTAGAGGCCGATCTGGACGCAGGAGCAACACCGGGAGACCCTACAGATACGCGGTTCACTGATCGAGACCTTTTGGAACGTGAGTCGGCCATGGGCCGCTCAAACTTCCAACTTCAGTTCCAGCTCGACACAAGCCTCTCAGACGCGGAGCGTTTCCCCCTCAAATTCCAAGACCTCATCGTTACGCCTATAGGTACTGAGTGTGCTGAAAGATATGTTTGGTCCGCTGATCCTCGCTACCTACTTAAGGAACTCACTCCTGTCGGTCTTCCTGGTGACCGTTTCTACGGACCCATGTTTATTGACGAGGCAGCAGTTCCTTTTGCTGAAACGATTGTATCGATTGACCCGTCAGGACGCGGACAAGATCTCACTGTGGCCGCCGTCCTTAGTCAAGCTAATGGTTATGTCTTCCTCCGGGACATGAAGAGTTGGCAAGACGGATACTCCGATGACACCCTTTCATCGATTGTCCGCCTAGCTAAGCGCTACGGCGCTACCACCCTCCTCTGTGAGTCGAACTTCGGTGACGGCTTGGTTGGTGAGCTCCTCAAGCGTCACTGCACTCAGCAAGGTCTGGGGGCAAACGTAGATGAGGTCCGAGCCACCGTCCGCAAAGAAGAGCGGATCATCGACACGCTTGAACCGATCATGAATCAACACAAGCTGATCGTTGACCCCAAGGTCTTCGAATGGGATTACGCCTCTAACCCCGATCTTCCTCCGGAGAAACGCCTAGAGCACATGCTCATGCGTCAGATGGCCTTCATCACCCGAGACAAAAACTCCATCAGACATGACGACAAGGTCGATTCCCTAGCCCAAGGCTGTAAGTACTTCATCGATGCCCTCGCTCAGTCCGCTCACAGGGCTCAGGCACAGCGAAAGCATGAGGAGTGGGCTGCTATGCAGCAGGCCTTCATAGACCATCCCCACATCGCCACTGATCGCCTTGCCTTAGGCCTTTCGTTCCGAGGTATCCAGACCGCTACAAACCGTGTCTACGACTGGGTTCCTAGCGATCGGTAGCTCATTGGGACCAGTTATACAGGAGAAGTGGTGCTCTCCTGTGTGGATATAGCGGTGAGATGGCCCCCTGTGTTTCAAGCCATGGGGGCCGCTCCTCACCTAAAAAGCACCCCCGCTCTTCCAGGTTTTGGTAGTTCCTGAGTTGAGTAAAGCCTCTCCGGCCTCTTCATAAATCGCCTCAGTCAAGCCTCTATAGATACCCCGTGGGGGGACTATAGGGGGGTAGTTTTTACCGCTAAAACATCCAACATTCTAAATGCCTAGTCAAGGCATTCCCTTAAACTATCTTCTATCTATGATAGCTAGACCAAAGATTAGTGTAGTGTCAGTTACTCCTGATGCAGAATATATTATTAGTTACTGTGCTCGGGTAAGTAATCCTAACAATCAGGATAATACCGACAATGAGAAACTAATTCGCTACCTAATCAAACATCAACACTGGTCTCCATTTGAGATGGCTCATGTGGTGATGGAAATCAACACCACCCGGTCTATAGCTGCTCAACTCCTCCGTCACCGTTCCTTCGCCTTCCAGGAGTTCTCACAGCGCTATGCCGATGTGTCTCTGATGGACTTTGCCTCTCCTCCTCACCTCAGACGGCAAGACATCAAGAACCGTCAGAACTCCATTGACGACCTTTCGGCTGACAAAACTTCCTTCTTCTATAGACGCGCTGCTCTGCTCTTCGCGGACTCAGAAGACCTCTATAGGGAGATGGTGTCTTCCGGTGTCGCCAAGGAGTGTGCGAGGGATGTCCTCCCCCTTGCTACTCCCACTCGGCTCTATATGGCTGGGTCTGTCAGGTCATGGCTTCACTACATCGATCTCAGGTCCGCTAATGGAACGCAGCTAGAGCATCAACAGATTGCTCTCAAGTGCAAAGAGCTACTCGCTGAGAAGCTCCCCACTGTCTGCGCTGCGATGTGGTCC